GGAGTTTCCTCCCTTAGTGCAGATGCACTTTAGTCCCGCCTCAACCAGCAAGGGTAATTCCCTACTAACTAAGACTATCTGTTGATAAACAGTAGACTACACTGCCGGAGTGTCTTGTAATCACTCCGTAGACTTAAGTACCAATATTTACTCATGAATATTGGCCACCTGAATGAAGGTATCTATAAAATTAGATACACAATCTTGGTAGCAGTCTTCTAAGCATGAAGACTGGCTGATGATACTATGGGTCTTCCTTGCGGCAGACTTCATAAAAATAGTAGCATTCGATGAAACTTTCTTCATCGATTTAACTTGGAAATTCTTTAATGGGTCTGAAAGATCCTTAAAGATGGAGAAATCTTGATGGCAGAACATTTGCCAAATGTCCTGATCATCTTCCTTGATGGCTTTTATGATTTCATCATGAAAACCAATAGCAGACTTGAATAACTGATAATAATCATCAGTTATTAAAACACCTAGAAGCATAGAGAGATCCTCTCTATCCTTACCTAATTCTAGTAGATCGCTTATATCTTGAGCAATCTCCATATTCTTTGTAATCATAGTATTATACTTATGATTAATAGGTAGAATTCTAATTATATTAGAAAAATTAGAATTAAAATTGTAGAAATCTTCTTCGAGAGAGTCTAGTGACTTATCTAAGAAGTTTGGAGTATTTAGCACATCCTTTCTGTTTTCAGAGAGAATCGAGCTTAAGAATGTATGTTCTAACTGTTGAAGATAGAACGTATATAGACTGACGCCTCTGATTGTTGAATCAATCGAGTTGAATAATTGTTTATCTTGGAATCCATCCAAGAAAGGTATTTCTCCTGATGACATTACTGAAGATACTGCCATCAGTTGATGAGGTTTGTTATGGAAGGCTCGTAAGACCCTTCTATACAAGAGTTCTTTATAAACTACACCTTTGGAACTCAACCAAAGATATAGTTGTATATCAGTGTAACCCGGCTTATTCATATAAGCCGAAGCTAATCCGTAAGGAATTGGAGTCATAAATACTCCATCCTGAATAGAAATTTTCGCAAAGTCTAAGACTTCGTGCGAATAATTGCCATTTTCGTCAAAGAAGGTTTTGCCCGTCTTTGAGTCGTTCTTAATGAGTGATACTTGTTCACATAACCAGCTATGGAATGTGTAGAAAGTATAACCATCTACTTCATTGAGTTCCAATTCGCAAGGATAGGAAACAATTGAATCATCACCCACGATGGCAAGAACTTGGGATAGTTCTATACCCGTCAGGTTGAACTTTTTCATCAGCATGCAAATCAAATAGATATGTGCATCTGAAAAAGCATCGAAGGAACCAAGCAATCCTTGAGGTTGCCCTGTATTTTGAATGTAATCCTCTAGATGATTATCGAGAGGATGACGAAACGTTTTTGGTAGAGTTGAGATAAACTCCCAGAATTCCGCAAAGGTCTTGTTGTAAAGAACTTCAAGAACCTTACACTGGAACTGCTGATTGAGAGTATCAGTGGCATTCGAGAAGTCTGAAACAAACACATTGTTTCGATGTTCAATTCTATATGAAGGTTGAGTGACCTTCTTGAGAAATTTTACACCATTGAAGTGTTGCTTCATACAGCAACTATCGATTGTGTTAAGAGAGTCTGCAAGTATATGATGAATATACTTACATCTATCTTGAATCGAGTTACATCCTACATGGATACCTCTCGGTTTGTATTTGCCAGGATTTGGTATCATTTGTGTGATAACATTCCTTAACTCTACAGATATATGATCAGGAAGATCATAACTATCTAAATATCCGCTTTGATAGCCAATAAGGTTGTCAAAAGCCTGTACTTTAGGATTATCCTTAATAGGATCATCTTCTACTATTGATGAGTATAAAGCATTTAACTTTATTCTCTTTCCATTAACAGTGACTGTACTAGTTGAAGCCTTAGCTGTCAAGTAGTAATCACTATAGTGATATTTTGGAATTCCCTTTTGAAGGAATTTCCTTCTTGCTCTGATTATGTCATGGACATAACGGTTATTGCTTGTTAAAGGTGCATTAATATCCTTTGCAACCTCTTCAAATAAAGACCAGAAATCATTTGATGGTTCTTTTGACTCTTGTCTCAGTTGGTTTAGCAATGCTATGCCATACTCTTCCATTACTTCAGGTGTTGGATTCATATGTTCATACACTTGGCCTAGACTTAAAGCAAGGTTTAGAAGAATAATAATCTTCTCCTTGTTCTGTTCATATTCTTCTTCTGAGATATCAAAAGAAGATATTAAATGAAAGACGATTTTATGCAGATAGACATAAAATCCCGGGCGATGTTTGAGTTCAACAAAACTCATTACTTCTTTTAGTTCCTCTATATAGCTCAATAAAGCTTTAAAGGAATTAGGATAATAGGACAGACTCTCCAGTTTCTTTGGATTATCTGAAACCACATAAAAGTCTCCAGGAAAAGCAGGAGCTTTTCCAGAGATGAAGGATGAGATGACGCTTTGTAAATCATTACGTCTCTCTTTACAGAGATCAGCAAGTTCTTTAACTTCCTGACCAGTTTGGCAAGCTTTGGATTGTTTCCAAAAGCCTTCAAGGAACTTTGATATCCAGTTGGAAATCAAAGTAATAGAGGTACGATTTAGAAATGGATCTAAATCAGAGATAAGATGAGAGTATAGATTCGTAAAGGAATCGTATACCTGAGATTTTGATGGCCCATCATACAATGATGTGTCATTGACCATCTTACAAGATTGATGTTTATCAGTCTTCAAAGAGTTCCACCTCCTAGATTAATAAAGTCTGGGTGACAACCCAATCATCTCGAACCATTCAGAGTTCTAGATGAAACCTCCCTCCTAGTAGAGTTATTCAGGCTCTACTCGAATAAAGCCTCCTACGGGTCATTACTCCGTAGTTGAGAATCATCTGTTTGGACTTCTGAATGAAAGTCCAATAATGCCCTCAAAGGGAAAGGCTTAACCGAAGCCAGGAAGGACCATGAGATCCTCCAGAGCTAGGGCGCATCGCGTCGCCAGGGTCG